CACTTTCAAAAGGTTTAGCATAACGTGTTTTCATTACTTTACACGCCGCTCTAATACCATGTACTTGTGATGTTTTATTACCATCTGCGTCTACTTTAAGTTTTAGTTTACGCATAGCAATAACGATACTACTTGCATAGATAAATCCTTGTCCACCACTGATCTTGTCATCTGGATCAAACATATCCTGACTTGCATAAGTGTGGTTAGTTGCTAGTAGTCCTACGTTAAATTCACCAAACATGTTAACTGTATTACGAACAAGCGATGTTAGTGCTTTGGGCTTACGACCCATATCACCTTTCATATCACCTGCTTGAAACTGATTAACATCAGTNGGTGTTAGTAGCATACCNAAACTGTCTACAACAAATAATACCTTAGGTCTGTCTTCTTTTTCTTTATCAGTATATTCTGCTTTGTAATCTCTCATAAAATCACTAATAGTTCTAGCGACATCATCAATCATACTCATATTAAGTTTAAGTAGTTTTGCTTCGTCAGTGTCTACATCTAGTGCATGTAGCCACTTTTCATCAAGTGCATTTTCACTGTCAATTAATACAACAAAAATACCTTGATCCTGTGCCGCTTTGATTACGTTACCTGCGGCTATGTAACTTTTACCTGCACCGCTTTCGCCTGCAAGAACAGTTACTTTACCCAGTGGAATACCCTTTTCAAATTCTCCACTGATTAGTTTGTTTAGTGTGTAATTACCTGTACTGATCCATGTATCTGGATCATTAAACCCAACACTTAGTCCGGGCACCGCTTTAGTAATACTTTTGCGGAATTTACTTACGTCAAAAGGTTTTGCCATCTATTTCTCCATAAAGCCACAGTAGGCGACTATATGCCGCCTACGGATAGTTTTCATAAATTAGTTGTTACGATTTCTAATAGCCGCTAAAATGTCTTGGGCACTAGGTTTTGCACCATCACCTTCCGGTGCTGTTGCCGCTACTGCCGCCGCTACTTGTTCCTGCATTTCTGGAGGAGTAACTGGAGCCGTAGCTTCTGCTACTGGAGCAGGTGCCGCTTGTGGTGCTGGCTGTGGTGTCGGCTGTGGAGTGGGTGCAACATTTGTTACTGTTGATCCACCTTTAGGAGCACTGTTACTTGTATCAATCTGTACACCAGCAGGGCGATAATAGTTACCCCAAAGTTCTGGATCATACATTTGACCATCAACACTTGCTTCAAACATTTCGCCGATAATACGAAGCTCTTCTTCGCTAGGCTGTTTAGGAAGATAATCATTTAGAGTGAACAATCCGTGTGTTTCGATTGCCGCTCTTTCATTGCTATCTAAGCTACGTTCACGCCTAGCCCAACTACTGGTACTATAGTCTGCATACTGACCTTTAGTTGTCTTAGTAAGACGGAAGTCAGTACCTTGCTCAATATCTGTAGGAAGCTCTGTAAAGTCACTGTCCATTAGTGCGCCTTTAATAATATTAAAGATGCTTGGATTGATAACAAACCTACGAATTGGATTATCAGGTGTAGTGTCTTCTTGTAGCGTACTTTCAGCTACAAAGCCTTGGAAAACATACGAACGCTTTTTCCAATATTTACGACCCATATCTTCAAGTTTAGGATCTTTAAACCAAGGGCGTACCTCTGATAGTACTGGACAACTTCCTACTGGTCCCCACATTTCGTTACACGGAACGTTTACAGTAACCTTCCGACTGTTAGTGTCATCTTTAATGCCAGCAAATTCTAAACGAATCATCTGACGTTCACGCCAAAAGTAAGTATTGCTTGCATCACCATCTGGTAAGAAGCGAAGTACACTTGTTGAATTTTCTGGGATATTCCAAAATGGGAAGATAGCGTTGTCGCCACCTGATTGCGACCTAGTGCCGCCTGTTTCTTGTGCTTGTAATTTTGCACGGATTTCTGCCAATGTTGCCATAGTTATTCTCCTATATTTTGCCTATGTTTATGCCTAAGTATGCCTTTGTGACTACTAACATATAGTCACTAGTATATGTGTAATTAGTGGAGTTGTCAACCAAAAAGTTTATTAAAATCGTATTTGTTAAATACTCCCTCAAATGTTTGTTCATAGTTGTCACCAGCTACACCTTTAGATTCACTTGCTTTTGCAGTTAACTTGGGCATTAATGTTTTAATAGCACGTATTGCTTTCTTAAGCATAGCACCATCTTTTACATTGTCAACCACATCGTCAAATCTTGCAAGTAAAACTGAAAGTTGATCCTGATCTTTGCCGCCATCGATTGCACCACTAAGATAACTAGCAACTGCACCCAACTGTGTGTTAACTGGCATATTAGCAAGTTTCTTACTTACTAATGGATTCTCTGGATCACTTTTTACATCAATTCCCTTACGTAGTCTAACTGAATCCATTTTTTCAATTGTACTAACAAGGTCATCGATTGTTTGTATTGCAAAGTCATCAGCTTCTTTGATTGCTTTCATCTCTTTAACTAATGCATTTACATACGGTAATGCTTCATCTAATGATTCATCAAATGTACGCACTGTAAACTGACTGCGAAGTTTATTACGATCTGTTTCGTTTATTTTTACTTCTTTTGCTTCAAACGCATCTTTTGCTTCATTATATGCTTTGACGCCTTTAATTTTATTAATTGTTTCTCTAATACTAGCAATGCGGGTAGAGACTGCTTCCACAATATCTGCTGTATCTTCATTTACCAAACCATTACGTTTACTGTAGTTAGCAAACTCTTTGAGCTTTCTAAGTTCTACTGTTTGTTCTTGAATGCTTTGTCCAAACGTATCATGCGGATTGCCACCTTCTTTAACATGCCGTAGCATAGCTCTGCCACCTGCTAAGTTGTTAGTTGGCATCTTGTAACGTTCGCCTTCTGCATTTTCAACATATATAGCACTGATGTTTCTACTACGGCTACCACGTGATTCTTCATTAACTGGTTTTGTGTGTTTTATAATGAGTTTGGCACTCTCCAATTTTTGATAACTGCTTTTGCTAGTACCATATGCGGCGCCAATACCTTCTTCTATTTTCATGTCTCTCACCTTTTGTGCTTGGTAATCTTGGTCTTTTGGAGTTATTTGTTTAGTAAAACTTTTCAGTGTATACTCTACAATACTCCTATTTGCTAATATTTTTAATTGATCTAATGTATCTTTTATTTCGTCAAGTTCTGTGTTACGATTGATACTTACTCTAATTTCTCGTTTACTATCAGTTTCGTCTAGGTTAACCATACTGCCTGATTGAGGCAAATAAAATCTTCTTGCCTTATTTTGGTCAACTGTGTTCTCTCCTTCGTCGGTGAAGAGTTTAACAGTCTGTCCACTACCTTTTAGTATTTTAAAGATATCGCTTGCAATATTGTCACTTTTAATCATAACATGTCCTTTAATGTATTTATGTTAGAAACACAAACGGCATTGGTTGAACTGACTCTTCATCTGAGAAACTGTCCTTTAGCTCATCGTATGCATTCTCATCATATTGTGCTACTTGTTGTGCAATCCTAACAACTAGTACACATGCCATTACAAGATCATCTGTTTCGCCGTCTTTAGCACTAAAACTGGCTCCTCTAGCAATGAAAGTTTTAATTTCTCTGAGTAATGCACCACTGGCAATTTCCATTCTATCTGTTTCGACCCATGTTTTAAGTTTACTACATGCCGCAAGTTTACTTTTGTTTGTAGTTGTAAAGCCTTTTCTAAAGCCTCTGTTAGCACTGCGAGGCTGACTTATAAACTGTCCGGGTATGTTATCTTCACCCATCTCAGCTATAACTACAAGTGCCGCTTCTCCAAGTGTATTATTTTCAACACTCCAGTATATTTCACTGTCTGCCGCTGTTTCTTGTACTTCCATTAGCATTTGTCTAAGTATTCGTATTTGTTCTGTGATGCTTGTTTTGTTATGCATCCATTCTGCAACCTGTTTCATACCTGGCAGTTCATAAATTTGTATCGCGGCATTGTCGCCACCAGTTCCTAAACTTGGATCTAATCCTGCAATATATGTTTTACCTTGTTGTATATTCTTATACCAACGAACTTGTCCTGTACGTTTATAAACTTCTTTATGTTCCATCATAGCTAGTTTTAAACTACTAATTAATGTTTCATCATACGCAATAAATTCGTTAAGGTGTTCACGACGGAAACGTTCTTCACCTATTTTGCCTTGTTCTTCATCTGCCCAAATTTGATCTCTGTCTGGATGTTGTTTCCAATCTGCACTGTAACTTTTAAATCCGTTTTTGCCAGTTACTTTTTCATTTCCAAACTCGTCGATTGTGTTGCAAGCACCTCGCCAAATTTGTGCAAACTGATCATCATCTTGGTTTGGTGTACTAGTAATAATACACTTACCACCTGTACTTAATGTAGGCGATAATGAAGTCCAAAACTCACGAGCAATACTAGGTCTCACAAATGCAAACTCGTCTAAGTATGCTAGCGAAATACTCAAACCACGTCCAGTATTTTCAGTTGTAGCTTGTGCAATAATACGGCTACCATTATCAAATTCGAGTGATCCTTTATTGTATGCTGTACAACCTGCTCTCACATGGTCAGGCAATAGTTCATATGCAAATCGTATACGTTGCATGATCTCTTGTGCACCACTGTATTTGTGTGCCGCAATAAGAATAGTTTGGTCAGGTATATACATAGCATACCATAGTAGATATGCACCAGCCGCGGTTGACTTACCCATCTGTCTACTAATAAGTGCTATACTATAACGGTGATCATGGTATGCATCTAGTAGTCCTTTTTGAAATCCAAATAGGTCAAACTTCAATCTACCTTTGACTGGATGCTGTATCCATACAAAGTTCTCAATAAAATATTGAGGATCTTGTGTACACTTAACGATTTCTTCAATCTGTTGTTGATTAAACTTTTCTCGTTTGTACGGGGTTTTGATTAAATTTGTATCTACACTCATTATAGTAGTACTTATGTTAAAAAAAAGGAGCTATGTTTCCATAGCCCCTAAGTTGTAACCCGTAATTTAATTATTAACTGGATCTAAATCTAAGCCTGCATTTTTTCTTAGATTTTGTATGTGCATATTGCCCATTCTCGAGCCTTCCATATTAGGATTGCTACCCGTAGGTTCTTGGTTAACTTTTTGACTTTCTACCATACCTAGGTCATCTAGTCTGTCCATAATCCATTCTACTGGATCACCATCTCTAGCTTTTTGTGTTCCTATTGGCATTTCGTCTGAATAGTAACGATATAATTCCATATACAGTTCTGAGCGAGTATCAATATCGCCCATCTGTTTCATCTTTGCAACTTCTTCAGGATGTTTAGCCATAATAGCCATAACTTCGTCTGATTCCATTGCTTCTTTGATCATTCCTACACGTTTTAGTAATAGTTGTAATTCGTCGTTTGCATCCATCTTTGTTTCTTTATCTGCACATGAATCACAACCGCAATCACTTTCGTGTGCTTCTGTTTTTGATTCCATTGCGTCTCCGCCTTCTAAGTGTGCTCTGCCATCTTCTTGCATGCCTTGTTCACTAAAAGTAACTTCCATACCAATCATTTCACTGATATGTTTTTCAAAACCACTATCTGTATATACTGTCCAAGGACCGTCATGTTCAACAACTACTTCGACATAGCCTTCTTTATCTGTGACCATTTCGTAGTCAGTCATTGTAACCATGTCTGGATTTTCACCATCTCTGTCCCAGATGCTATCGCCAGCTAATTTAATTTCATGTGGCATTTTACCAAATGCTGGACCGCCACTACTTGCTTTTGCTGGATTGTAATCTGGCGCTCCCATGCTAGGATCTTCATTCATACCAAGGTTTTGTTGTATATTTTCATTTAGACCTGCTAGTTTTTTAATACGTTCGAGTGTCATTTGATTAGATCCCTGCGTTTCTTTTTAGAATTGACATCTCTTCTGACTCTTCAACAGCTTCTTCGTCGTCGTCATCATCTTCGTCTTTATCTCCGGACTCTTTCTTTTTCTTGTCTTGATATGCTTGTAATCCTGGAGGAAGTTTACCTTCTTCTAATTCGTCATCTGACTCTTCAGTAACAGCTTCTTCGTCCGTTTCTTCTGATTCGACTTTGTATTTTTTGCCGTCTACTTCAAATTCTTTTTTGCCAGCTTTTCTAGCTTTTTCTAATTCACCTGAGAATTCATTACCTTCGTTTGGCTCTTCCTCAAGTTCTGTTTTTACTTCTACTACTGGATCAGCTTTGTATGCTTGCCATGCTTCATTGACATCTTCTACTTTGTGATCTGCATATACATTTGTCTCTTCTACACTAACTGGTTGACCATTTGCACCTAAGTATCTACGTAAACTTAAATCTGCTGGGCTACCTAGTGGGCCTTTATATTCTTCTGGGTTAGGCTCAGTAGTGAGTTCAGCACCTGGCATTTCTTCTGCTACAGGAGCATCACCGACTAGTTGGTTTAGCTGTTCTGGAGTAATCAAAGCAATCATTGCTTTCATATCTTCTCTACCAGTCATCATTGGTTGCTCAGCTACTTCTTGTTCTACTGGCTGTGGTTCTATTGCAGGTGTATTACTTTGCTGAATTCCTGCTAGTTTGTATAAGTCATTTAAATCCATTTCTTTACACCTTATATTCTGTTTGTAATTCGCTCTTAGGAGCGTTTTTAATCATTGTTGCATTATATTCATCACCAAAGTGATCTTCTACTTTTATTTTTTCTGCATCTTTATATTCTGCGTCAGCGAGTATACTAGTAGCTTCTTCATCTGATTCTTCTTCAACTTCCCAAAGTTCTTCGGATTCGTTCATGCTATTAACAATCATTGCTCCTAAACTTACACCACAGATGCTTGCTATTTCTTCTTGTATTGCATTTGTCGTAGCTGGTAGTTTTATTTTAATATCGTATGTGTATATTTCTCTTGCCCCTACATCACCAAATCCACGTGGAGTGTGCATTATAGTTTTCTTAGGTGCACCCATACTTTCCATACTATATTTTTTCATATGAGATTCTACTCTGTCCATGCAGTCATCTGAGATTTCGTTCAAACTACGTAGTCTAAACTCGTATGTTTTTTCAGATTCTACTAGATATTGTTTCAAACTTTTCATCGCTGTTTCCTTCATTATAGTTATTTATCAGAGTTATTCATTTTTTCAATCACTGCATTTATTAAAGTATTGCGATCTTCGAACTCTTCTGCTTCGCCTTGAATAGTATCATCTTTACCATTGTCTTTGGCTATTTGCTGATCCAACTTAGCTTTGTTTAGCTGTAGCTGTATCATTTTAAGTTTTTTGTCCATTTTAGCTGTTTTAGCAGTAATAGCATTGGTCATCATTTTACTTGCAACATCAAATACACTTGCCGCATGTCTGTCTTCTACATTTTGTCCAAGATCCATAAGATCTTTAAATGCATTCATTGCTTGTCCTGCGTAATTATCCATGTCACTATCAAGTGTTTCAAGATCTCTTACCATCGGTAATGCTGAATCAATCTTATCTGCTACATCTAATTGTTCTTGCATTTTAGTTAAATCTAATCCTATAGATTCTTCTTGAACATCTGTGGGATATTGTAAATTTGATTCATTTTGGATTGGAGGTAAATCAAACACTTCTTCAATTTTTTTATTCATTTACGTTTCCTTTTTTTAGGATTATTAAACAATTCATTTTCTGTAAGCACTCTAAACCCTACACCCTGTCTAATACAAAATTGTTTTGCCGCTTGCCACTTAGCTTCATTTATAATCGCTTGTGTTTTTTGCACAGTTCCTTTGGCATATGCTAGTGTCTGACCTGCAGGTTTTATCTCTATCATTTCAGCTTTACGATTTTTATCTTTGTCTTCGTATACTATAAAAAAGTCTGGGACATAATTACTGTTCTTACCTGTTGCTGGATTTCTGTAAGGTATCCTGTGACTTTCACTTGCCCATGCTAGTATATGTGGATGACTATCGCACATACGCATAAACTTTAATTCCCACCCACTTCGATAGCGTGGTCTGTGCTTTCCAATATACTTGCTTGGATTGCGAACTTCGTATATGCCTTGTTGAAACTTGTGTGCCATTATAGCAGTATTTATCTTTAGGTTGGACCTACATCTGCACTTGCATCTACTGGCAATCCCTTAACAATTCTTGTTTTGCCATTTATTTCTCGAACTACTTCATTTGCTCCAGGTGTTCCGTCATATGCTCTACCCATTTCTTCAAGTACCTGCACACCCATTTTTAAATCAATAGATGGATTTGTTGGTCTATTAGATACATTTGTTGGAATAGTGCTAATTGTTTGACTTTCTGCAACAGCTTCATCACTCATATCTGTTGTTATTTTTCCAACATTAAAATGTTCAGGTTGAAAACTTACACTGTATTGTAAAGGTTGGCTATCTGAATGAGCCAGTGTGTCGTGATTAATAGCTGTAATCATACAGTTGTATAACGCAAATGATCTACCACCTTGAGCTGTATCTCTATTGTGTATTCTTATCTCTTCAAAAAAGAATCTACTACTAGTTGGTATTGATTTTGCACCAAACGGATGAGTTGATCCAGCTCCAAACTCAGACTGTATTGTTTGGTATTCGTTAAAGTTTTTAGTATCTACATCATGTCCATGAAAGTAATGTCCAGAATATGCTTTCATTAATGTCTGAAATGTATTGTCTTTTGTATCATAAAAAACAATAGGTACTGCACCAACCTGCATTCTAGTTGGTACATACCTTTGTCTATTGTATTGATTAATAGGTGTAATACCATAATCAACATCTGGTAAACCTACACTTACCACTCTATGAAAGACAAAGTTTCTTTTGAAACTAGCATCTTCCATATAGACGTTTTCGTTAAGTATAAATTCAAGTTCAAAATTAAATTTAAGCCGCGGTATAGCGACAGGCATTGCTGAATCAATGTCAAAAGCTAGAGCGGCATGATTTTTAAAACCGGTATTATAAATTGCCATCCGCTAAACCTTTAAGACTGTGTTCCTGCACCTGTAGCATTACTTAATGTTTGATCTGGTGTAACACCTGTTAATGTAGCATTACCTGCCGCATCAATGATTTCTGCATTATCGTAACGAATACTTACTGTAACTTGTACTTGCTCACTGCTAGCATAAGCCATTTCACCATATGAAATATTTTGAATATAGCAACCAGCTAATTCAAATTTATCAAGTATACCTGGTGTTGGATTTGAGCCATCTAATGTTTCAACGTTCATCTGAAACTTATATCCAGCCCCACTTCTTCCACTTGATTGATTTGCATGGTCAACTTGTCTATTAAGTTGATTATTCATTTCTCTCAATACAGTGCTATCTACGTCGTCTCTAAGAACGACTGAAACAGGTTCCCATGTATGTTTACCTGCCAAATATATTCTACTATTATATACGTCCAATGGAATCTCGTCATGAGTTAGACTAGGTCTACCCACACTGATTACACTCCTTGTAGGAGTTGCACTGAAGCCATCGCCTATAAATGTTACCCTAAAGCGATATTGTAGCTTGGGCATGATTGTTGTTGTGTTTCCGCTGTTGTCTGGAACACCTAGTGTTGTAATTACTGCCATTTGATTCTCCTCGTAATACCGGCTAACAGTATTTATAGTTTTTGTTCAAAAAATTAGGCACCCTGGAGTGCCTAATTAAGTATTATGTTAATTATTCTTAGTTTGTTGCGTTTAATGTACCTGTATTCACCAATCTAATTGGAATATAGATAAACTCTGCCGCTTTTGATGGTTCAATAGCAACATCAACATAGAATTCATTACGATCAATTCTTGCCGCTGTGTTGTTACTAGTATCACAAACTACTGCAAAGTCATTCAGACCTCTTCTACTTAGAATATCTGCTAAGAATCTTTCGAATGCTATTTTGGCTCTTGCTCTTGTTTGTTCATCATTGATTTCAAACAAGAATGGTCTAGCCAATTCGTCAAATCTATCTCTGAGATATGCTACAAGTCTAGCAACATTTACTCTGTCAAGAGCACTTGTTGTACTATGTAGAGATTTCTGTCCAAATATTACAGTACCTTGTCCTGGAAATGTAGTAATTGGGTTAAGTTTAACTGTGTACATTGCGTCACGTTGTCCTTGAGTTAGACTTATAGCTTTGAATTCATTTTCTGTTGTAATGTGTCCAACTGCACTTGCATTCTGTACAACACCTCTTGTTAAGCCAGCAGGAGCGAACCACTGAAAGCTAATGTTGTCATTGTATGCAAATGTATAAAGTGCCATATGACTTGGTGGAACAGCAACAGTATTTCCTTCTAAAGGTTCTGTTGTTTGTCCAGCTGGATAGTATACTGCTGAATATGTATTCTTTGTTACTAATCCATCTTCACCATTTTCTGTTGCACTTCCTGTGTTACTTGTCCAATTAATTACATCAGTTGGATTTTTACGCATTGGTGCATCAACAATAATGAAAGCTGTCTCGCCTCTGTCACTATTAAGTGTTACCATTTCGTCTACTAGTTCTGGATAACCTGGTGCGGCAATTAAGCTAAACCTATTGCTAGGATCTCTTAGATCTGAGCCAGCGGCTTTGCTTTGAATTGCAGTTGCAATAACTTTTCGTTGTGCAAATCTACCAAATGCTCCACTACCATCTGCATGGTTGCTTGCACCGTTTCTCCAAGCAGTGCCATTCCATTTACGCACTGTATTTTTACTTTGTGCCATATTAATAACAATCATGCCTGCTGGATAAACTCCACTAGCAGGTGCACCAGATATAGTAGTTGCTTTACCACCGTTACTATTATCACTTGCTGTGTCTGTAATATCAGCAAACAATACACCATTTGATGTTGTTTGATCTGTGTTACTATGTAATACCCATGCACTGTTTCCAACATTACGTTTGTAAATTTTTGGATATGCACGTTCGTTAGCTTGTCCTTTGCCAGCTAGTGTTGTGTCAATCCAAAGATCTCCTGCACTAGGTGAAGTCGGAGCAGTCGTGCTATATGTTGGTGTTACTGGTGCATAACCACTGTTTACTGAATAAACATCTAAACTATTAACTGTTGCATCATGCCAGTATTGTCCAGTTGCCGCTGTAGCTGTTGGAGTATTTGCTTGACCAATTACATCAGGTGCTGTTAACGCACCCACTGCTCCGCCAGTTAATACTTCTCTTACTATTAATGTACCACGTGTATTAGCTTGTTGGTCTAGTAATAGATTTCCTACAATTGCAGTGGTTGTAGTTAACACACTTGCACTTGAACCGTCTTGTGCTACAAAGTCACCAATTGCGCCAGCGCCGTCAGTTTGTGTTGTACTAATACCTTGTACTGTTTTTGCTACAAAAGCTGTACTTGTGCTACTATATGCAAAGAATTTAAGATCAATACCATTACCAGCACTAGTTGTTTTAATCCAAATATCGCCAGCGGCTGGTGAACTTGGAGCACTATAATGTTCGTCATATGATGCAGTACCTGAAGCAAGTGAATTATCAATTAATTCCCATGCGCCACCGGCACCATGGAAGTATTGAACACTCAGTTGTCTTGCGGCAGTAGTGCCTGTTTCATTGTCAACATGAATAACAACCAAATATGTGTCGTTAGTTGCGGCACTTGCGGCTGTACTAGGTGTATGAGTTGTTGAACCATCTACAGTTGCTTGTGCGCCTGTTGCGTTAATTTCTACAGTTGGGATTTTATTTTCCCATGTACTGTTTGTTGCACTCCATTCGTGAATACCATATCTACTTGCATCTGTGTCTAGCCATAGACCATTTGCAGTTGCATATGCACTTGTTGGAGTTATTGTACTAGCATCTAGTTGTGCAAGATTTAAATCTGCTCTAACAATAAATGCTTGACTGCCTTGTCCTAAATAACTGTACGCCGCCATTAAACCATATTCACTGGTTTCGCTACCTTGTACAATTGTTGTTCCACTTTTAGTGAACGTCGGATTACCAAAAAACTGTGTAAGTTCACGTTGACTTGTAACTTTAATTACGTTACCAGCAACTGCACTTTTTGTTTGTTTTGCAATTCCGTCGGCTTCACTACCAGTAGGGTCTGTTTTGTCTTGGCGTGTTGCTACTAGTAGTAGAGGAACAGTTCCGGCACCTGGAGCACCATAAGCACTTTCATCTACTACTGAAACATTTACGCCTGGAGATACTAAAGTTGCCATAATTTTTGCTCCTCTGATAAGTTAGTTTCTACAACTATTTACCATAGTGGCTATATATCAGGGTGGTTATGAAGGTTAACTTAGTAGTTAATTATTTGCTGTACAACAGTTTGTAGTTCTTGTAAACTATCATCGTTGTATATAATTTGTTCAAACGCATTATCTTTGTCTATCCATGCCCATTCACTTGCATGTACATCTGTAGGTTCTACATTATTATCACGTTTGTCCATAAACCAAAGAGGCAAATCTCCTCTGCGTACTTGCCATACTTCGCCTTGTACACCTTGTATCATTTTCACTTCGTTTGGAAAACGCACATCGGGTATTACCCAATTGGTATCTGGGTTTTCAAGTATTTGTTGTTTAACTAAACTTACCCATATACCATCAAAGAAACCATTACGCATACAGTCTGTGCCAAACAGTTGTAGTACTAATCTTGGAGTGACAGACATACCTGTTTCATTCGTCCAAAATTCGTCTTGTTTCTCACGCCAAATACGACTACGATCTGTATCGCCTTCTAGCATATCTCTATCCCAACTAAAAACACTTGCAACACCATCTTTTAGTTTGTCTGCAAAACTTAGTTTTTTAAAGTTGTGATTTTGTACAAGTATATCGGCAACTGTACCTTTACCACTGCCAATAAGTCCACATATTCCTATAATCATAAGTGTATTGTATTATAAATGAAATGGTTTGTCAACCAATAATTATACCAAGTCCAGCTTGTCCTTCTGCATAGAACTTGAGATCATCTTCTAATTTATCAATTGTTGACTGTGCATCCATACGCAAAGCATCAGCATTAAGACTGGTGCCACCTTGTGGCCCTGCAATAGTATTAAATTTACCTCTAGCTTCTGCAAGTATTAATTTACCATGTGCAAGTGCATAATCTTTTAACCAAGGAGAACTGTATGGATCTTGTAGCAATTCTTCATCACTACGTTGTTTGTAAACATGTATATAAACTGTGTCCTCTGCTTTTACTTTTCTGTGTAGTAAAAGTTTTTTAGTTACAGTGTTCCAAGTAAACGTATAGTTTTCTCCAAACATCTTGCCTAATGTTTCTCTGTGTTGGCTAAGTGCATCATATATTGCCATACCACCTGCTCTACCACTGTATAGCAAATAGTTATTGAGATATGCAGTTTCAAATGGTTCAATATCGCCTTGTCCGCCACTGTTCAATGTACCACTTGTTCTTCTATAAACATCATATACATCTATAACATCTGAATCTAACGTGTACTCACTTATATCCTTAGTAAGTTCAAGCAGAACAAATGCTTCTTCAACTGCATTTTCACTACGTTGTCTATATTTTTCAAAACTTTTTTTGATAGCTAAGGTATAGTGTTCAGGGTCGAGTTCGACGTCAACCATTTGACCACCAAGTCTAAGTTCTATCTCTTTTGTTAAATCATCTTTCAGTGCCATACTGTTATTTATGCTACTTGAAGGCTTTTAATATAATCGTATCTGCATTGAATCTACCATTCATTTTAGTCTCTGTTGTTTTGAGATATCCAAACTGTGCTTTTAGTTTGTGTTTGGTAACCTTTTTCCAGTTAGGCAATATTTCTTCTGGCTTACGAACTGTCTTCTGTAAGCTACGAATTTCGCTAAAGTGTTGTAGTGTAGTTCCTTTAACTTTAAACTGTGCATGATCGTCTGCATAGTAGATACCCAACTTACGATTCTTTGTGTTAAACACAACTAGTGCAGTTGCATCAATAATCTCACTTGGGTTAACACTAGCAATACCAAAGTCTCCGTCACTTGACTTAAACTTGAGCTTCTTAACCAGTTCCTGAGCACTTTTAACTTTAGGTTTACGCACTGCCCTATTTTGCTTTTGTTCAGCTTTCATAATATCGATAGCATCATGTAGTCGCTTGTAAAAGTCTGTAAGTTCTTTTATTTGTGCTTTACTATAAGTTTCATAACCCTCTGCAAGTTGCTGTTGCATATCATCACGCTTCTTAGCTGTGGGCAAGTTAGCCAGTTCTTGTAGTTCTTCGTATGCACCACTAAACCAGTTTGTAATAAAACGAAGATGTCCTAAGTTCAATCCTTTTGCTTTAAACAGTTTAATTGGATGCACATCTTTAAGAGGATTTTTTTTAGGATCACGCATCCAATCATCTAGCCATTCGTCTAGTTCTTCTGTTTTATCTCCAGCCGCTTCTTCAAGACGCTCTTGTATGCTAGGTATGTATACATTTTTTGTTGTGGCTTTTTTCTCTTCTATAATGCCTTTGCCTATTTCGCTAAAGTGTTTGATCCTTTTAACAATCCATTCGCTTATCGGCGTAATATCGCCGCCTGTGCCTGGACAAGCCTGCCAATATTCTTGCTCTTTTTCATTATAATCAGGACACCCATCTAATAACATACGACAGTAGATGCCTAATAGGCTTTCATACTTTGTGGCTTTTTTAACATTATTAATAGTTTCTTTGTCATAACCGTTCTGTTTCATCCATGTGAAGCAGTGTTCGATGTTTTCATTGTGCTTGTAATTCATATACCAGAAGCTATTATTTTGTTGTTTCAAACTGTGAAACTTACTGCCGCTCATATTTTCCCAGCCTTCAAAGCCAGGTGCTTGCAAGCCACGTTTGCTAACACGTTTAAAAGTTGGTTTTTTCTTAACTACTCGACCGGTAATTTTGTTTACTTTAGCCATAGAAGCCTCCTCATATTTTTTTGTGTCTACATATTAATGTAACACATCTTACTTATTTGTCAACCTTTTAGATTCACGATAAATAACTGTATGCCACGATTAAGCGTTTATAAACCGACCAAAACAAATGATTATTACTTTATGGATAGAACTATCCGTGAACAATTCAGTGTAGGCGGCACAGGTGTACATGTACACAAATATGTAGGGCCTGCCGCGATGCCTGATAAAAAAGATCCTTCACAGCCTAATTATATAGCAGGATTAGAAACTGATCCACTCAGTGGAGAATTTATTAATGTCGAAGGATTACTCAACGAAACAAAAGTACAAGACTTGTTGTTTATGGAAAATAGAGATAGAAAATATGATAGTGACATATATGAACTGCGTGGAGTTTATAATGTACAAGACACAGACTTTGATCTAACACAATTTGGATTGTTTCTTAGTAATGACCAGATGTACATGACATTTCATATGAACGAAATGGTTGATATTATGGGTAGAAAACTTATGCCCGGAGACGTATTAGAGTTACCACACCTCAGAGATGCACTATTGTTAAGTAATGATAAGAAAGCTATTAACAAATATTATGTAGTAAATGATGCAAATAGAGGTGCTGAAGGATTTAGTCAAACATGGTATCCTCATATATGGCGGGTCAAATTATCACCATTAACAGACAGTCAAGAATACTATGATATACTCGGAAGTAGCAAAGACAGTGAAAGTCTGAAGAATGACCTAAGTACATACAAAGCAGAATTTAATATAAGTGATGCTATTGTTGAAGCGGCAGATTTACAAGATCCAAACGGTACAAGTTTAACCAGTCATCTATTTGGATATGATCATCCAACAAGTGGCGGATTAGTCAATACATCAGATACATACGAACATGGTGAATCAATTGCAAGTGGTGATCAATTTCCAAGTGATCCTAATCAAGGCGATTATTTTATCAGAACAGATTTTAGTCCAAACAGATTGTTTGTTAGAAGAGGTAGCAGATGGCACAGATTGTATGATAACATTACAGATAAGACATGGACAGATAAAACATATAATGCTAGTGATTACATTAACAATGAAAGAACGACAATTATAGATGATAAAGAGTTTAACGAGCAAACTCCACTTAGCGAAGTAATTAAACCAAAAGCAGATAATACATAATTTGGTAAATATGAATAACAGATATAGGAAAAACAAATGGCATTAACAAAACGATCAGGAAAAGGTTCAGCCCTAACAAATGCTGAACTAGACGCAAACTTTACACACTTAGGTGGCGATGGAACTTTTCCAGTACCAAGTACAAAAGGTACTGCTGGTCAAGTTTTGAAAATGAATGCAGGTGCAACTGCACTTGAATTTGCCACTGATGCAACAGGGTCAGGCGGAATTGCAAGTGTTGTAGCAGATACAACACCACAATTAGGCGGTGATTTAGATATAAACGCCAACTCAATTGTATCTACATCAAACGCAAACATTGCAATTACACCAAACGGTTCTGGTAAAGTTGTACTAGATGGAATATCACATCCTACCGCAGACGGAACAAGTGGACAAGCTATAACCACAGACGGATCAGGTAATTTAACATTTAGTACGCTAGCAAGCTCGTTAGCAATACAAGATGAAGGCAGTGCATTAAGTAGTGCTCCAGCAATATTAAATTTTGTAGGGAACGGAGTTACTGTAACTGGTAACGGAAATTCTACAAAAACCATTACAATTAGTGGAGGTGGGGGTGCAGGCTCTACAGTTTACAATAATGCCTCTAGTTTGCCACTAAGTGGAAATTCAGATGGAGATATGGCATTTGCCAAAGATACAAATAGACTTTATGTTTGGAACGGTGTAGGCTGGTACAGTATTGCACTAGTAAATGCAAGTCCAACTATTTCAAGTGGTGCTACAAGTTTAAATTTAGCAACTGACGGAACAGCAACAGTGGTCACTATTACAGCTACAGACCCA